TCACTGGTTGCCTCCTTTGCGAAGCTCAGCGGCGAAGGCTACTGCGTGATCATGATGTTCAAGTGTGTATGCACACTCCGCAAACATCTCCACGCCCTGCGCACGAATTTCAGCCAGGAAAGCATCGGTGGCTGGGGTTTCAGTAACATCATCTTCCCATTCGCTAAACTCCTCACGACAAAAGTCATTAAATTCCTTCTCAGATTGCTTAAGCGAGGTATTTTCAGCAGCCATCTTCGCGCACTTGGCCTCAAGGTTATCAATCGTGATTCCAGCAGAACTACACTCCCGCAACGCCGTTTCTAGTTTTGATTCAAGTTCACCGAACTTACGCACAAGATATTCAGCGTTTGTTTCGTTAACCTTTAAATCACATGGGATGCATTTACCTTTCAGAAATCCATCCATCTCAATTAGTGTCATTTGTTTCATTTTTTCCCACTCCGCCACATCGCATTCAGATATTTGTTTTGATTCACTGATGGAAAAGAATTTCTCTTAAGCAATCCCTCTCTCGATGGCATTGGCTTTACTCGTTGGCGAATAATCATTTCTGCCGGAAGAATGCCGGGATTGTATGCAAGTCCTCTCATGGTAAATTCCTCAGTCATTACTGATAGCGCCATAGCGTGAGCGGTAATTACGCAGGCGCGGGTCGATATATTCAGGGAAGTGGGTATATGTGGCTTTGCGGAATGGTCGGATTGATGTCTGGTAAATTCGCTCGCGTTCTTCTTTCTCTGCAAGCCATATACAGTGGCGAAATTCCTTTTCCTCTTTCGTTTCCTGCGGTAGCGACATTATCCGATCGTAGTTTTTTCTGAATTTATCCAGCACCTCCGATACGGAATTGCCGGAACAGCGGCGCGGGTCATCCACACCATACAGAGGCACTGGCATGATTAAATCCTTATGTTGCTAATTTAGAAGGGAATTGAATCGTCGTGTTCAGGATGATTTTGATGATTGCTACTTTGTTGCTGTTGGCTGTTTCCTGAAGTTGCAAATCCAATCTTTGCATTCAGTAATTCAAGAGTGATTGATTGACCATTTTGCCCCTGATAAACATCAACCCTGATGTTTTCTCCGGTAATTTCAGCAATGCCACCTTCAACAAGAACACTACGGTAGTAATCCGCTTGCGCTCCCGGCTTGGCAAATACAACGGCGCTGTAGTTTGTCCATTCTTTCTTTTTTGTCTGGCGATCGTAATACTGAACGCCAGCACGGATGTTGAATCCGATATTTTCCCCGGCCTGAAACTCTCTTGCGGGCTTGTTTAGTCTTACAGTAATCGAATGTGCCATTAAGCAGCCGCTCCTTCTAATTCGTCTCGTCTGATGTTGTAAACGTCCTGCGCTTTGTGCTGCTCCGGTGTGCCTTCGAGCATCTTCCACGCTTTGGCGAACGCCTGTTTAAGCTCTTCTACGGTGTTTTTCTGCATTGCTGCGTCAGTGAATGCTTTTAGAACCTGTTCAGGTGTAGGTGATGGTTTTGATTGCTTTGCTGCTGCGTTCTGCTGATGTTTATGCTCGTCGGTATCTGCATCTTTCGCATCATCAATGCCGAACAAACCATTGAGGCAATACTTGCGTGCATAAGAGCTTGTAGCTCCCGTAACTTGTGCAGAATCCATTCCTTTCTTGCTTTCTTCCTCTCGTGCAAGAGCGGTTGCCGTATGACTGTTTTCGCCATCGGTAATAGTTGCCGTGGCTTTCACATAATACCGATCACCAATCAACACAACTTCATCGCTGATTGATAAAAACAGGCCATTCAGTAACGGCTTAACGCCTTCAAGAATGTCTTCGCAGCTTCTGTATTTATATTTACCGAATGAGTTGTACTGATTCTTTGGCGCATTCAGATTCTCCTGAATAGCTGCCAGTCTTGCGTAAAATTCTTTGCTCATATGATTGTTCTCAGAATGGACACGGCCCAAGGAAATAACGCTGATTTAATACTTCAGTCTTTGCCGCATTTAAAAATACGCGAACACCTTCACGATCTCCCTTCTGGCGATACATTAACGCCTGCTGCGTGTACATGCGTCTCTGTAACTTGCTTTCCTTCACTGTGGTTGCAAGTGACATGAATATCTCCTTCGTTACCGATTAATTCTTTCATCTGACGAATGAATTCTTCGTCTGACCAGTTATCTGTGAAACTCATTTCCTGCGATACCACGGAAGGTTGATAGCTGATTTCATCGCTTTATTTGCTTCAAGCCACATTTTGGAATCACCAATAAATCTGGCTATTACTGCTTTGTTTTGTGCCGCACGAAGCATCTGGTGATTAATGGCTATTTCATTGCGCATAATAAGACCTCAACTCTTTTCCATCCGTCACGTAATTTACGGGTGATTCGTTCAAGTAAAGATTCATTTAATTGGAAGGCACCCATGCGAGCGCCTCCCGCGATTGCGTAAATCATGGGTGGTTCCTTATGTTGGTTTTATTAGTAGGTTATTTTTGTTGCGAATACTTCGCCTTTTACGATGGCTGTTATGATATTTTTAGCAACATCTTCTGATGCACCAACCTTGATAAGGTCAGCAAGTATTTTGTTATTTACTTCTTTCCGGTGAGCTTTATCCTTTGCTCTACGCTCTTCTTCGTCCTTGATTCTTTTTTCTTCTGCTATTCTGGCTTGCTCTTTTGCTTCAGCCTCGCGACGGATTCGTTCAGCCTCCTCATGTGCTTTTCTGCGTTCTGCTTCAATTGCTGCCTGCTTTTCTCTTTCAGCTCGTTCTGCTGCCTCTTTTGCTTCGCGCTGTGCTCGTTGCTCGGCTTCAATGCGTTCACGCTCTGCACGTTCCGCTGCGGCCTTAGCTTCTGCTTCTCGCCTTGCTGCTGCTTCAATTTCGGCTTTTGCCTTTGCTTCGGCTTCTGCTCTGGCTTTCTCTTTAGCTTCTCTTTTTAATCGTTCTTCATGCTCTCGCTTTTCCTGCTCCGCTTTGAGTCTTGCCTCTTCTCTTTGGCGGTCAAATTCGCGATCCATCAAAATAGCTATTTCATGGTCATACTCAATTTGCTTTGCGAGAGCTTCAGCTGCTGCCTTAGCTTCTTCTTCGGCTTTAATCCGCGCCTGTTCTTCCTCATAATCAGTAAGAGGCTGGCGCGCCTTGGTTTTCAGTTCATCAAGGCGATCGCGCACTGTCTTGCGGTTAGCATCAATTAGCTTTGGAATTTCCTTCAGTTCAGCAACAAGGTCTTTGCCAAGACCATCGAGATATGTTTTCGTCTGCGCAACTTTATACGCCAGAGAAGCGATCTCCTTTCTGCCCTTTGCCGTTGTGATATCAGGCACAAAGGACATAACTTCACGTTCAACCTTTTGAAGGATTTCTTCAATCTGGTCGGCAGACTGAAATACAGTCATTGCATTTGCTTTTTCAATAACAACTAAATCTGTTACTTCACTCATATATCCTCCGTCAAAAAATTGCCCTCACATTGGAGGGCAAAGAAGATTTCCAATAATCAGAACAAGTCGGCTCCTGTTTAGTTACGAGCGACATTGCTCCGTGTATTCACTCGTTGGAATGAATACACAGTGCAGTGTTTATTCTGTTGTTTGTGCCAAAAATAAAGGCCGACTATGCGGCCTCGGAAGGAAGTCCAATCATCTTATTCAAATCTTCTACCCGTAAAGCAGGAAGTGCTGCACTTGCTTTATCTGCTTCTTTTGGTAGCAACTCTTTGCTTTCAGGCCAGACCTCAATAAGTCGCTTAACTGTTGTGACTGAGTTCAAAGCAGCCCATACATTTGATTCGATATCCTTTTTCCTGGCTTCAAGTTTTTGTTGCAATGCGCAGATTTCATCAAACCTTTTTGTTATTTTGTGTTCTGCGTCAAACATGCATTTATCTTTGTCGGGGGTAGGGAGCAATATATCTTCACCGTTGCCGTCTTTTCCGTATGAATGCCAGCCAACCCTTCTTCCAGATACAGTCAGATAAATCGAACTTGAACTGACATCGCATGAGTAAAATGAACATCCAAGCTTTTGAAGTTCCTCACTTGCAGCCATTAACTTTGATGCCAGCTGGTCCACTTCTTCGGTTTTCTTTTTCCCGCCAAACGCAATAACTCTGGCGTCAAGTGCAAGCTGGTTCTTTAACTTTGTTACTTCTTCAAGTTCAGTGAAAACCCCAGACTTAATTAAAGCGTTACGAGCGATTTCCTCTTTCATTCTCGTAGTTAAGCGGATTGATGACATATTAATTCCTCTCAAATAAGTGGTTTGCTGCCTAATTTCATTTTCTGGCGACCAACACAAGTCACACCCATTTCACTGCGTGGCTTGCGGTAGTAAATACGGTTATTTATGTCATTAAAAACCAGCGTGAGCGTGGTTATTTTTTCTTTCCAAGAGATGGAAGCCCTCCAGAATAATCTGGACCACTTGAACGATGCATTTGATACAATATTGCGTTTTTGTTGGCGTTTAGTGGCTTTGTTGCGAAAGAAATTTTTTCTCGTTTTACATCTCTTATCATCATCAACTCACGTTCTGATGCTTTTGGATGATAATCATTGATATGCTTCCATGCTGCCTTGGCGCTGAATTTTCTTCCACATAAAGGGCAATAGCATTTATATGATACTTGTTTGCTAGTCATTTCTATCTCGCCGTAATTGATTTCATTGACCTGTAACCAGCAGCATACAGTGCAACTTCAGGCAAACAAACGCTTCCGCCATTCGCATCTGTATTTGATTTACTGATGATGCCGAGTGATATTGCTTTTTCAGAAAGACTTAAACGCTTTCTCGGTTCTTCCTGAACAGCTTCCTCACTGTCTGTGCCGAAGATCGAATCGATGATGTTGCAGATGGAATCACGCTCGATAGCCAGCTTTCTGCGCCGCTCATGACGGCGAGTTTTGGCATTTCCTGCAAATGTTGATTTTCCGTACACGATTACCGTCATGATGTTTTCCTCATGTGAAATGGCTTTGGTGGTGATGCGCCAGGTGCTGATCTTCTGGTTGCTGTCGTTGCAGCTGCAATTCACATCACCGCCAAACCCATCTCGTTTGGTATCTGTTTGCGCTTTGTCAGCGCCCCATCGAAGTTAAAGAGCCTGCCAATCTGTTCCGTTTGGCTTCCAGCTTCCTGCTGATGGCTAAATAGTACGATGTGTGCTTTATTGAGTCAATACAAAATGTTCTAAATGCGGTTAGTTTTTTATAACACTTTGTATTTTATTGATTTATATTTTGGAAAAAGAAAACCCGACGCTAAGGTCGGGTTATTGTTGTGTGTTTTAGAGTGGTGAGGCTGTTAACTAAATGTCTCTTCAGGCCACTGGCTGGCGATAACTTTCCCTACTACGGAACAGCTATCATTGCATGGGATCATTGGATATTGCGGGTTTAGTGGTTGTAGGAACACCTGACCGCTATCCCTGATCAGTTTCTTGAAGGTAAACTCGTCACCACCAAGTCTGGCTATGCAGAAATCACCTGGCTCAACAGCCTGCTCAGGGTCAACGAGAATTAACATCCCGTCAGGAAAGCTTGGCTTGGATCCTGTTGGTGCGGTCATGGAATTACCTTCAACTTCAAGCCAAAACGCACAATCACTGGCTTTTTTGGTTGTGCTGACCCATCTCTCCGCATCGCCTTTGGTAAAGGTTCTAAGCTCAGGCGAGAACATCCCGGCCTGAACATGAGAAAAAACAGGGTACTCATATTGTTTTTTAACGGGGGCAGATGAGTATTCGCCAACAGGTGAAAATGTACCGTCGTGGTTGAATGAGACGTTATCAATACCAAGGTATTTAAACACCACACCAATCTCGTCAAGAGATGGATGACGAGATCCGCGCAACCAGTGACCAATTCCACCCTGCGTCATACCAAGCTCTTCAGCTAACTTCTCTTGAGTTATGCCGAGTTCTTTCATTCTGGATCTAGCCAGTTCATACCATTTCATTTTCATATCCTTATTATTACGCTCTGTACTAAAACCATCCATGCACAAGATGTATTTTTTGTTTGCATTCCAAAAGTACATGTCGTATTATTGTTTCATGGTTACTATGGAGGGCATATGAGCAACCTACGAAAATATCGAGAGTCACTGAATATCTCTCAAACAACACTTGCTAAGGCGGTTGGATGCACACAGGGAGCTATCGGACATTGGGAATCTGGTCGTCGCTTCCCAGACCTTAAAACATGCCGTGCTCTTGTTGCGTGCCTAAACAAGTTAGGCGCAAAAGTCAGTCTTGATGACGTGTTCCCACCGGAACACAAAGCCGCTTAATAAGCGGATCCGCTCTTTATCAATCTGCACCGCCGACAACGCGGTAACTAATTAATCACTCATCGAAAGATGAGTATTAGTGATTATTTACCTATGGAAATAGTAAGAAATGGAACAAACAAGTTACAGCAAACTATCACAGAGCGACGTTGATCGCGCAGAAACAGATTTACTCATCAACCTGTCAACGCTTACCCAGCGCGGTCTGGCAAAGATGATTGGCTGTCATGAATCGAAGATAAGCAGAACGGACTGGAGATTTATTGCTTCGGTCTTGTGTGCTTTTGGAATGGCATCAGACATCAGTCCAATTAGCAGGGCTTTTAAGTATGCGCTTGATGGACTCACCAATAAAAAACGCCCGGTGTGCAAGACCGAGCGTTATGAACAAATCCAGATGGAATTTTAACAACATCCAACGAGGTAATTATATGCGAAAAACGCAGGAAAATAAACGCGTTAATCACCGAAAAGATGTGCTACGTGACCAGTTTTATCAGGGGGTTAATCCAGCAATAGCTGTGCCACTGAGAGAAATACTTAACAGGTACAAAACTTCGGAGAAGTCAAAATGAGCATGAATCTTATGGCTAAGGCCATGAATATAAAGGTTGGCAACCCACTGAGAAAACTGGTTCTGATTAAACTTGCCGATAACGCCAATGATAATGGCGAATGCTGGCCTTCATATCAACATGTCGCTGACCAGTGTGAGGTGAGCAGATCGACAGTAAAAAGTCACATTAGGGCACTGGAAGAGATGGGGCTTTTGAAAAGGGAATTCAGAAGAAAAGGAGAGCTTAACCAGTCAAACGTTTTTTATCTGACGCTGGATAATGCACAACAAATCCAACCAGAATCAGGTGGGGCAGGAGCTGCCCTAGGGGGTGGGGCAGGAGCTGCCCTAGGGGGTGGGGCAGGAGCTGCCCCCAGAACCTATCACTCTTTTGAACCAGTCAATAAACCTAAAAACATTATGTTCGAACATGTCCGAACGGAGTGTGAAAAAACTCCTGACCGTCACGAAGAAACCGACAAGGCATTCGAGGAAATATTCTGGTGTGCAGGCATGCGGAAAGCCGGGAAGAAAAACGCAGCTTCAGCATTCAGAACACAGTTCAGGGAATGGCGTAAAACTACCAGGGGTACGGCAAGCGAGTTTGCCACGATGCTGGCAGAAGACATCGCATGCAGGAATGGTAAGCAGTTCGGATTCGACAGGTTGTTACCATCGAGCTACCTGAACGGTCAGCGCTGGAACGACGAGAAGCCAGAAACCATTCAACCACAATCCAAACCATCATCCGCAATCACCGTATCGAAAACTGGCTACGTGTTTTTCGACAGGTGAACCATGAAATCAAAAATAAATCGCTACTGGTCGCTGGTTATAACCACGGCTGGTTAAGTATTTCGTTTGTCGATTTCTGGTTTAAAAATCTCAATCTGAGGGAATCATGACACCAAGTGAACTTAGCGACCTGCTTTGGGCGCAGGTTGACAGGGTGGCTCCGCACCTGTTGCCAAACGGCAAGAAAGAGGGGCATGAGTGGGTTGCCGGTAACGTCAACGGTGACAAGGGAAACAGCCTTAAGGTCAACCTTAGCGGCAAGAAAAAATGGGCTGATTTCGCTGAGGGAGACGGCGGTGACATGCTTGATTTGTGGATGGCATGTCGTGGAATTAACCTGCATCAGGCTATGCAGGAAGCGAAAGCCTTTCTCGGTATCAAGGATGACGATCACCATTTCGATGCCAAACGTGAGAAAAAATTCTCCAGACCTGATCGCAAGAAAATCGCCCGCTACGTTACCAGAACAGAATCCCATCTTGAGTACCTGCAATCGCGTGGCATATCGCCAGAAATCGTAAAGCGCTACGAGGTTGTCAGCGGCAAGGTGTGGAATGGAGAGCTGGAACTGGATGCTCTGGTGATTCCGTACAAACGCGATGGTGAGTTGTTGCAGGTCAAGCGAATCAGCACTGAGCGCCCGGACGGGAAGAAAGTCATTATGGCAGAAGGTGATTGCGAACCTTGTCTGTTCGGATGGCACGCTCTGGACGCTGGCGTGAGGGCGGTTGTACTTTGCGAAGGCGAAATTGATTGTATGAGCTATGCGCAATACGGCATCTCGGCGTTATCCGTGCCGTTTGGTGGCGGGAAAGGCGCTAAGCAGCAGTGGATTGAGTTTGAGTATCACAATCTCGACAGGTTTGAGGAAATATTCATCTCGATGGACGTTGATGATGTTGGTCGTGAAGCCGCAAGGGAAATCGCAAGCCGACTCGGTGAACATCGTTGCCGTCTTGTTACTCTGCCGTACAAAGACATCAACGAATGCCTGATGAACGGTGTTACCGAGGATGAAATCTGGCAGTACATCGGCACGGCATCCTACTTCGATCCTGAAGAACTCTACAGCGCGCGAGAGTTTTACCAGGACACTATCAACGCTTTCTACGGCAAGCAGCAGTATCTGTTTAATCCACCGTGGGAATCTCTGGCAGATAAATTCCAGTTCCGTGAGGCCGAGTTGACGCTGGTCAATGGTGTGAACGGTCACGGAAAAACGGAGGTTGTCGGGCATATGGCACTTGAGGCAATGCGTCAGGGTGTGAAGACGTGCATCGCGTCACTTGAGCTGAAGCCTGGTATTCTCCTTAAGCGCCTTACCCGTCAGGCGACGTGCTGCAAGATGCCGCCAGTGCTGGAAATTGACTCTGCATTTAAATTTTATGACGAAAGACTTTGGGTGTTTGGTCTGACCGGAACGGCGAAAGCCGACAGGCTGATCGAAATATTCGACTACGCTCGCCGCCGATACGGGATCCAGTTATTCATCATCGACAGCCTGATGAAATGCGGCATAGGTGACGATGACTATAACGGGCAGAAAGCATTTGTTGACTCGATTTGTGACTTCAAAAACAAAACAAACTCCCACGTCATTCTCGTTACTCACTCCAGAAAAGGAGACAGCGAAGAAAAACCAACCGGGAAAATGGACGTAAAAGGCTCTGGAGCGATAACAGACCTGACAGACAACCTTTTCATCATCTGGCGTAACAAGGCTCGCGAGAGAGCGTTACAAAGAGTTCAGAGTGGTGAAAAGATGTCAGAGAAGGACGAACAGCTACTGGCGTCTCCTGCATCTGTTTTGATGCTTGAAAAACAACGTAACGGCGAAGGTTGGGAAGGTGGTGTCCCGTTGTTCCTTGACGAGCAATCGCACCAGTTCCTGCAACTTGAATCAGGATCGCCATATAGCTACATCGCCAATATGCCGAAATCGGAATATAACGAGGCGTGGCGACAGGAAAACGTGACGGAGTATTAAATGACCATCTACATCACTGAGCTAATAACAGGGGCTATTTATACAGTAGCCCTTTTTTATTGGATTAAGAACGAGGGGGATCCTGATGGACACCGTTAACGGAATGTGTTCAGACGCACCGCGTGCCAAAAAATGTAAATGCGGAAAATCACCGACAATATTCGACATGGAGAACGGGTGCCAAATCTACTGCGCTAACCACGCCGCTGTGGCGGCCGCGAATTATAGCAGTGCGGTAACGGAGTGGAATAACCTGAAATCTGTTAGAGAGGGAAGTCATGAAAAAACTAACCTTTGAAATTCGATCTCCAGCACATCAGCAAAACGCTATTCACGCAGTACAGCAAATCCTTCCAGACCCAACCAAACCAATCGTAGTAACCATTCAGGAACGCAACCGCAGCTTAGACCAAAACAGGAAGTTATGGGCCTGCTTAGGTGACGTCTCTCGTCAGGTTGAATGGCATGGTCGCTGGCTGGATGCAGAAAGCTGGAAGTGTGTGTTTACCGCAGCATTAAAGCAGCAGGATGTTGTTCCTAACCTTGCCGGGAATGGCTTTGTGGTAATAGGCCAGCCAACCAGCAGGATGCGTGTAAGCGAATTTGCGGAGCTATTAGAGCTTATACAGGCATTCGGTACAGAGCGTGGCGTTAAGTGGTCAGACGAATCGAGACTGGCTCTGGAGTGGAAAGCGAGATGGGGAGATCGGGCTGCATGACTATCAAATCAAATACGCCAGCACACGACAAGGACTGCTGGCAAACGCCGCTTTGGCTTTTTGATGCACTGGATATTGAGTTTGGATTCTGGCTGGATTCGGCAGCGAGCGACAAAAATGCTCTGTGCGCTCACTGGCTAACTGAGGCCGACGACGCGCTCAATTCTGAGTGGGTAAGCCACGGTGCAATCTGGAATAACCCACCGTACAGCAATATCAGGCCGTGGGTGGAAAAAGCCGCTGAGCAGTGCATACAACAGCGACAGACGGTAGTTATGCTTGTGCCAGAGGATATGTCAGTCGGATGGTTCAGCAAGGCTCTGGAGAGTGTCGACGAAGTTCGTATTATCACTGATGGACGGATTAATTTTATCGAGCCATCGACAGGGCTGGAGAAGAAGGGGAACAGCAAAGGTTCCATGCTGCTGATTTGGCGACCGTTCATCAGTCCTCGACGGATGTTTACTACCGTATCCAAAGCGGCATTGATGGCGATCGGGCAGGGCGTCAGGAAGGCGGCATGAGACGACAGCGACGAAGTATCACCGACATCATCTGCGAAAACTGCAAATACCTTCCAACGAAACGCTCCAGAAATAAACGCAAGCCAATCCCAAAAGAATCTGACGTAAAAACCTTCAATTACACGGCTCACCTGTGGGATATCCGGTGGCTTAGAGAACGTGCGAGGAAAACAAGGTGATTGACCCAAATCGAAGTTACGAACAAGAAAGCGTCGAGCGAGCTTTAACGTGCGCTAACTGCGGTCAGAAGCTGCATGTGCTGGAAGTTCACGTGTGTGAGCACTGCTGCGCAGAACTGATGAGCGATCCGAATAGCTCAATGTACGAGGAAGAAGACGATGAGTGATTACCTGAAATGGTATCTCTGCCACCGCTGGTTAATTAAGTTTGCTGTAAAAGACTGGATGACAGCGGATGCCAACAAGCTTAAGCAAAGAAAAGACTATTACTACGCCAGAATGAAGGAAAACTACTGCTCAATTCGCACTCGCATATTTATTAAAAAAGACCTTCAGTCAATTCTTCAATTGCGAGGGAAGGTAAATGGCTAACCTACGCAAAGAAGCGCGCGGCAGAGAATGCCAGGTACGTATTTACGGCGTATGCAATGGCAATCCTGAAACTACAGTTCTGGCACATTACCGGATGGCTGGAATTTGCGGAACTGGAATGAAACCTGACGACCTGATCGGTGCATGGGCTTGTAGTGACTGCCACGCGGAGATCGACCGACGCACAAGGATTCTCGACAACAAAGACGCCAGACTTTACCACCTCGAAGGCGTGATCAGGACGCAGGCGATACTGCTGAAGGAGGGGAAGATTAAGTCATGAACGAATATCAGTTTGTGCTTCCTTACCCGCCGTCGGTGAATACCTACTGGCGAAGACGGGGAAGCCAATACTACATCAGCGATAAAGGTCAGAAATACCGAAAAGACGTTCAGCAAATCATCCGCCAACTCAAGTTAGACATTTTCACCAAATCACGACTCCGCATCAAAGTCATCGCAGACGTTCCAGACTCCCGCCGCCGCGACCTCGATAACATCCTGAAAGGTTTACTCGACTCACTTATCCACGCCGGATCTGCGGAAGACGACGAGCAATTCGATGACATTCGCGTAATTCGTGGTGTGAAAGTACCAGGCGGAAGGCTTGGAATAAAAATCACCGAACTGGAGAACGTATGAACGCCACAATTCAAACGATACCAGAGCTTCTTATCCAGACACGAGGAAATCAGACCGAAGTGGCGAGGATGCTTTCCTGTGCAAGAGGAACGGTGCTCAAGTACAACCGAGACAGCAAAGGCGAACGTCACGTAATAGTTAACGGCGTCCTGATGGTCAAACAGGGCAAGAGGGGAAGACGATGAGACTCGAAAGCGTAGCTAAATTTCATTCGCCAAAAAGCCCAATGATGAGCGACTCACCACGGGCTACGGCTTCTGACTCTCTTTCCGGTACTGATGTGATGGCTGCTATGGGGATGGCGCAATCACAAGCCGGATTCGGAATGGCTGCATTCTGCGGTAAGCATGAACTCAGCCAGAACGACAAACAAAAGGCTATCAACTATCTGATGCAATTTGCACACAAGGTATCGGGGAAATACCGTGGCGTTGCAAAGCTTGAAGGAAATACTAAGGCAAAGGTACTGCAAGTGCTCGCAACATTCGCTTATGCGGATTATTGCCGTAGTGCCGCGACGCCGGGCGCAAGATGCAGAGATTGCCACGGTACAGGCCGTGCGGTTGATATATCAAAAACAGAGCTGTGGGGGAGAGTTGTTGAGAAAGAATGCGGAAGATGCAAAGGTGTCGGCTATTCAAGAATGCCAGCAAGCGCCGCATATCGCGCTGTAACGATGCTAATCCCAAACCTTACTCAACCCACCTGGTCACGCACTGTTAAGCCGCTGTATGACGCTCTGGTGGTGCAATGCCACAAAGAAGAGTCAATCGCAGACAACATTTTGAACGCGGTCACACGTTAGCAGCATGATTGCCACGGATGGCAACATATTAACGGCATGATATTGACTTTTTGAATAAAGTTGGGTAAATTTGACCCAACGATGGGTTAATTCGCTCGTTGTGGTAGTGAGATGAAAAGAGGCGGCGCTTACTACCGATTCCGCCTAGTTGGTCACTTCGACGTATCGTCTGGAACTCCAACCATCGCAGGCAGAGAGGTCTGCAAAATGCAATCCCGAAACAGTTCGCAGGTAATAGTTAGAGCCTGCACAACGGTTTCGGGATTTTTTATATCTGTGCAACAGGTAAGAGCATTGCGCGCCTGACGAGTCCATGAGGGACGAAACGCATTAGCGTCGCGCGGAGTATCCCCAGCCGGGGAATAACTGGATACCAGGGGAGTCAACCCTAAGCGCATTTACGAGTGTGTTTAGGGCGTGGGTCGGCAATGACTCCCTGTGCAGCCGACATCTGGCCCGGCAACATACAGTGCTCTTTCCGTTGTGCTGAATTAAGCGAATACCGGAAGCAGAACCGGATCATCAAATGCGTACAGGCGTCATCGCCGCCCAGCAACAGCACAACCCAAACTGAGCCGTAGCCACTGGCTATCCTGAATTCATCAGTGATAGTTACGCTGCGGCCTTCTACACATGACCTTCGTGAAAGCGGGTGGCAAGAGGTTGCGCTAACAACCTCCTGCCGTTTTGCCCGTGCACATCGGTCACGAACAAATCTGATTACTAAACACAGTAGCCTGGATTTGTTCTATCAGTAATCGACCTTATTCCTAATTAAATAGAGCAAATCCCCTTATTGGGGGTAAGACATGAAGATGCCAGAAAAACATGACCTGTTAGCCGCCATTCTCGCGGCAAAGGAACAAGGCATCGGGGCAATCCTTGCGTTTGCAATGGCGTACCTTCGCGGCAGATATAATGGCGGTGCGTTTACAAAAACAGTAATCGACGCAACGATGTGCGCCATTATCGCCTGGTTCATTCGTGACCTTCTCGACTTCGCCGGACTAAGTAGCAATCTCGCTTATATAACGAGCGTGTTCATCGGCTACATCGGCACTGACTCGATTGGTTCGCTTATCAAACGCTTCGCTGCTAAAAAAGCCGGAGTAGAAGATGGTGGAAATCAATAATCAACGTAAGGCGTTCCTCGATATGCTGGCGTGGTCAGAGGGAACAGATAACGGACGTCAGAAAACCAGAAATCATGGTTATGACGTCATTGTAGGAGGAGAGCTATTCACTGATTACTCCGATCACCCTCGCAAACTTGTCACGCTAAACCCAAAACTCAAATCAACAGCAGCCGGGCGCTATCAGCTTCTTTCCCGTTGGTGGGATGCCTATCGTAAGCAGCTTGGCCTGAAAGACTTCTCTCCGAAAAGCCAGGACACTGTGGCATTGCAGCAGATTAAAGAGCGTGGCGCTTTACCGATGATTGATCGCGGTGATATCCGTCAGGCTATCGACCGTTGCAGCAATATATGGGCTTCACTTCCGGGCGCTGGTTATGGTCAGTTCGAGCATAAGGCTGACAGTCTGATTGCAAAATTCAAAGAAGCAGGCGGAACGGTCAGAGAGATTGAGGTATGAGCAGAGTAACCGCGATTATTTCCGCTCTGGTTATCTGCATCATCGTCTGCCTGTCATGGGCTGTTAATCATTACCGTGATAACGCCATCGCCTACAAAGCCCAGCGCGACAAAGCCACATCCATCATCGCTGACATGCAGAAGCGTCAACGTGACGTAGCAGAACTCGACGCCAGATACACAAAGGAGCTTGCTGATGCTAACGCGACTATCGAAAGTCTCCGTGCTGATGTTTCTTCTGGTCGTAAGCGCCTGCAAGTCGCCGCCACCTGTGCAAAGTCAACGACCGGAGCCAGCGGCATGGGCAATGGAGAAACCCCAGGACTTACAGCAGATGCTGAACTCAATTATTACCGTCTCCGAAGTGGAATCGACAAGATAACCGCGCAGGTTAACTACCTGCAGGAGTACATCAGGACGCAATGCCTGAAATAATTTTTTTGCAAATCACAAAGTCAATTTAATGAGCCTCGCGATGCGGGGCTTTTTTATGTCCGCAGTAAACGCGCATCTCACGCGCATATTAACGAGAGCCTTTCAGTAAGCGAGCCTGAGAAATGCCGTTATAGGTGGCGACCTCTCTCGGGCGGCTTTTCTGTGAGACAGGCTCACTTTCTAAAAGGTAAAGACGCTATGAATAATCATTCAGTTATTCCAGCCTTCGACTTCCGAGAAATGGTGCAAGCCAAAAACGGAGAGGTCGTTACCACATCCAGAAAAATTGCCAAGTACTTCGGCAAGCGACACGGTGATGTTCTCAGGAAAATCGAGCAGGTTAAGGCTGATTGCTCGCGTGAGTTTAGCCAACGCAATTTTGCGTCGGCTGATTATATCGATGAGCAGGGCAAGGTTCGCCCGATGTACAGCCTGACGAAAGATGGCTGGATCATGGTTGTGATGGGGTTCACCGGGAAAGCTGCTGCGGCAATCAAGGAGAGCTATATCGCAGCATTCAACTGGATGGCAGAGCAACTGAGCCGCCGCATGGCAATTGGCGAAGAAATGCAGCACCGCTACGCCATCAAAGAAACACGCTCAAAGCTGAAAGGTACGATCGGCAGTCGGTTAATGAACGAACGGAAGAAAGAGAAGCGTGTCCTGGCTGTCGAGCATGAATACATTTTGCAGGTGACACAGCCTGAACTGCTGATTAATTGAAGATGTCATTACAAAGCCTATCTACGGGTGGGCTTGATAATGGCTTATACCCTACACGGGATAACTTAACTGATATCCCTTTTAACGGATAAACGGAGCCAACAATGGCAGAGATTATTCCCATGACTGAAGAACAGAAATTCCAGTTAGAGATTTACAAACTGGTCATGAACCAGAACGCAGCCGCAGAAGAAGCATTTCAGTTCATTGGTACTGACGAGTTGAAGCTTGAGCTATTCAAAATTCACTTCCAGTCAGGCGGCGCTAATTCAGATATCACGATCCGCACATTTGAAGCGGTGCGTAAATCGAAGGAAGTGTTAGACCTGTTCACCACCGGAGCATAAACATGGCAACTCAAGGTTTCGACAACCCATCCAAATTCCGCGATGAATGGGATAAGCAAGCAGAAGGGAAATAATCAATATGGCGACTGAGAAAAAGAAAGGTGGTCGCCCCTCTGATTATATGCCGGAGGTGGCTAATGACATTTGCGCATTGCTTTCCTCCGGTGAGAGTCTGCGCAAAGTTTGCGAACGCCCAGGAATGCCGAGCAAAACATCAGTTTTTCGCTGGCTGGCTGAACATCAGGAGTTTCGTGACCAGTACGCGAAGGCAACAGAGACTCGGGCCGACTCTATTTTCGAAGAGATATTCGAAATTGCTGACGACGTAATCCCTGATGCCGCTGAGGTGGCAAAGGCAAGACTTCGCGTTGATACCCGCAAATGGGCGCTGGCCAGAATGAATCCCCGTAAGTATGGCGACAAGGTAACTAACGAGCTTGTCGGTAAGGACGGCGGCGCAATTCAGATTGAAACATCACCGATGAGCACTCTATTCGGAAAATGACCTCGATTAATCCTATCTTTGAACCGTTCATTGAGGCGCATCGCTACAAAGTCGCCAAAGGCGGTCGAGGTAGCGGTAAGTCATGGGCAATTGCGAGGCTGCTTGTTGAAGCGGCGCGTCGTCAGCCTGTGCGTATTCTCTGCGCTCGTGAACTGCAAAACAGTATCAGCGATTCGGTAATCCGGTTGCTTGAAGATACCATCGAGCGTGAAGGGTATTCGGCTGAGTTTGAAATTCAGCGTTCAATGATTCGTCATCTCGGAACGAATGCTGAGTTCATGTTCTACGGCATCAAAAACAACCCGACGAAGATTAAATCGCTCGAAGGCATTGATATATGCTGGGTGGAAGAAGCGGAAGCGGTAACGAAGGAATCATGGGATATCCTGATTCCAACCATCCGTAAGCCGTTCTCTGAAATATGGGTGAGCTTTAACCCGAAGAACATCCTCGACGATACCTATCAGCGATTCGTCGTAAATCCTCCCGATGATATTTGCCTGCTGACGGTGAACTACACCGACAACCCGCACTTTCCTGAAGTTCTCCGTCTGGAGATGGAAGAGTGCAAACGCAGAAATCCGACACTGTATCGTCACATCTGGCTTGGTGAGCCGGTAAGCGCAAGTGATATGGCAATCATCAAACGAGAATGGCTTGAAGCTGCAACCGATGCGCACAAGAAACTCGGATGGAAAGCGAAAGGCGCTGTTGTCTCTGCGCATGACCCATCAGATACAGGGCCAGATGCTAAAGGTTATGCATCGCGTCATGGTTCGGTAGTTAAGCGCATTGCCGAAGGTCTGCTGATGGACATCAACGAGGGTGCTGACTGGGCTACTTCGCTGGCGATTGAAGACGGCGCTGACCATTACCTGTGGGATGGTGATGGTGTTGGTGCAGGTCTACGCAGACAGACAACGGAAGCGTTCTCCGGTAAGAAAATCACCGCCACGATGTTCAAGGGCAGCGAATCGCCATTCGATGAAGATGCACCATATCAGGCCGGAGCATGGGCTGATGAAGTCGTGCAGGGCGACAACGTTCGCACTATTGGCGATGTGTTCCGCAATAAGCGAGCACAATTCTATTACGCGCTGGCTGACAGGCTGTATCTGACATATCGGGCGGTTGTTCACGGTGAGTATGCAGACCCAGACGACATGCTGAGTTTCGACAAAGAAGCGATAGGCGAGAAGATGCTGGAGAAGCTGTTTGCAGAACTGACGCAGATTCAGCGCAAATTCAATAACAACGGGAAGCTGGAGCTTATGACTAAGGTCGAAATGAAGCAGAAGCTCGGTATTCCATCTCCTAACCTGGCTGATGCGTTGATGATGTGTATGCATTGTCCGGAGTCGGCTGCGCAACCCGACTATTCCAGTTACTCAATTCCTTGTGGTGTAGGTTGATATGGCAGAAAAAAAGATGACTGACTGGCATCGCAAGGTGCTGTGCAACTTTGATAATGCCTGGTCAGCAACGCAGGATATGCGTGAGCAGATTATTGAGGCTCAACGTTTCGTCCGGGTGTCCGGCGCACAGTGGGAAGGCAGCACAAACGCTGGTTACTCATTTGATGAAGGCAGGTTTGAGCATTACCCGCGCTTTGAACTGAATAAGATTGCCCGTGAATGTGATCGCATCATTGGCGAGTATCGACAGAATCGCATCAGCGTTAAATTCAGGCCGAAGGATGACAAGGCATCGGAAGCGTTAGCCGAAAAGATGAACGGCAAATTCCGCGCTGATTATCAGGAAACATCCGGTGGCGAAGCGTGTGATAACGCATTTGATGATGCTGTAACGGGCGGATTCGGTTGTTTCCGCATGTGTGCTGATTACGAAGATGAAATGGATCCGAGTAACGAGCAGCGACGCATCAGCCTTCTTCCTGTTTACGACCCGGCGACATGCGTCTTCTTCGATCAGGACAGCAAGCAATATGACCGCTCTGATGCTATGTGGGCTATGGAAATGTTCTCCATGACGCCTAAAGCGTTCGAGGCTGAATACCCTGATTCCATCGCGGCAAGCCTTTCTCGTGATGACACTGGTACTCAGTATGACTGGTCAACGCCTGACGCCATCTATGTTGGACGCTACTACGAAGTCCGCATAGAGAAGGTGAAGCTCACAGCATGGCGTAACCCTGTCAGCGGAGAAACGGCAATCTATGATGAAGAGCAAATCAAAGATATTGTCGACGAGCTGACCGATGGTGCATTCGAACTGATTGGCGAGCGAACGGTGAAGAAACGCCGAGTTTATTGCGGTCTTCTGTCTGGCGCTGAATGGCTGGAAGAACCGAAGCGTATTCCGGGCGAACATATTCCTCTCATCCCGGTATATGGGCGTCGTTCATTTGTTGATAATCAGGAGCGAATCGAAGGCCACGCAGCAAAAGCGATGGATGCACAGCGTCTTGAGAACCTGATGGTTTCCATGATTGCAGATAACGCCACTCAGGCTGGCGGTGATGGCATTCCTATCGTGGATGTTGATTTCATTCCCGGCCCATTAATGAACCACTGGGCAGAGAGGAATAAGAAAAGACCTGCAGTTCTTCCTATGACCAGCAAGAAGGACAAAAACGGAACGGTCATTTCAGAGGCTCAGGTTGCTGGCTGGACACCTCCGACACAAATGCCTCCAGCTCTTGCAGGGCTATTGCAGTACACCGGAACGGCTATTCAGCAAATTACAGGTGCGTCGCAGCTTGAGAACATGCCGAGCAACGTCGCTACCGATACCGTTGATAGCATCTTTAACCGGATGGACACGCAGTCCTATATCTACATGGACAACATGGCTAAATCCATGCGCCGTGCTGGCGTCGTGTGGCTTTCTATGGCTCGTGAAGTCTATGGCAGCGATACGCCAATGCGCATCGTTAATGAGGATGACAGCGATGACGTGGCGCTGATGACTGGTGAAGTGGTTGACCGTCAGACAGGGCAGGTTATCGCGCTTAACGACCTTTCGCAGGGTAACTATGAAGTGACTGTCGATGTCGGTCAGTCGTTCGCTACTCGCCGTGATGCAACGGTTAAGTCGTTACTTTCCATGCTGGCACTTATCCCGCCAGGAACGCCGAAGCATGACCTTGTATCGTCGATGATTCTCGACAATATGGACGGCGAAGGGATGGACGACCTGAAAGAATACAACCGCAATCAGTTGCTTCTGTCTGGCGTTATCAAGCCGAGAACGCCTGAAGAACAGCAAATGGTTGAGCAGGCGAAACAACAACAGGCCAGTCAGCCAGATCCGGCTATGGTTGCAGCGCAAGGTCAGCTTCTGGCTGGTCAGGCTGAATTGCAGAAAGCGCAGAACGAACAGGCAGCCATTCAGGTTAAAGCATTCCAGGCACAGACTGATGCTCAGGTTGCAGCGGCAAATGTTGTGAAAATCCTCGCATCTGCCGATAGCCAGCAGAAATCTGATATCCGCGAGGCTCTGAAACTGCTCGGACAGTTCCAGCAACAGCAAGGAGACAATGCCCGTGCTGATGCAGAGCTTGTCCTGAAAAGTCAGGCACAGGGCCATGCGCAGCGCATGGACATCAGCAGCATCCTGCAAAAATCAACTCAGCAACAACCACAGCAGTAATTAACCCATAACGTGCAATGGCTGTCTTTATGAGGCCTGGCACCCTATTGCCTTCCGATGGGCTGAACATCGAGTAAACAGGGGTAACAAATGGACCAGATGGCAGAAAACACACCAGAAGTTGAAATCGAAACCGACGCGTCAGAGCAGATTCCTGATGATGTCGAACTGGCTGAAGAAGTCGAAACAGCAGATGGCAGTGAGTCCTCAGGAAATGATGCAGAGGAAGCTACTGACACTGATGACGACGAATCAGAACAGGAATTCTACTTTGGTGACGAAAAGCTGGATTCGCCAACCAGCGAAGATGGCGCAGAGCATGGACTGGTAAAACACCTGCGCAAGACGATTAAAGAGAAAGACCGTGAGCTGAAAGAGCTGATGCGTCAGTCTCAGAAACCCGTCGAGCAGCAGCCGGTAATCACTCAACCACCGCGAATGCCAAAACTGGATGATGAGGACATCGGTTTCGATGAAGAAATCTATCAGCAACGCATGGCTAAGTGGGCAGAGGATAACGGCAAATACCAGGAGCAAGTACGAGAGCGGAAACGAGAGGAAGAGGCGCGTACCGCAACGCTTCAGCAGAAAGCAGCCAATTACATGCATAGAGTAAAAGCACTGAAAGTGGCTGGTTACCAGGATGCAGAGCAGGCTGTACGCGAAGATGTTCCTGTTCACATTCAGGACATGATCCTTCTTGAGTCAGAGAAGCCGGAAATCGTTGTTCTGGCACTCGGTCGCAACGCTGAACTGCGCAAGCAACTGGCAGAAGCTACCAACTCCGTAGCAATTGGTCGTCTGCTGGAACGTATCGAATCGAAGGCCAGAATCATGCCAAAAGCAAAAACCACGGCAGCCACAACCCCGACAGTTAAGGGGAGCAACGGCGCAGTAATCAATAACCTCGACAAATTGAAAGCCAAGGCGCTGGAAACTGGTGACTGGACGCCGTATTTCGCCGCTAAAAAGGCAAAAAAATAACCTATCGGAGCATTAAGCATGGCTAACCAATTAGCAAAAGACCTTGAAATCATGTTCGAAAACTACGTTGAAGGCTTTGAGGCCGCCTGCGTAGTTTCCCGTAACGCTAAAAAATTCCGTCCCGGTGATACAGCAATGCAGCGAGCAGGTGATGTTCTGTATCGTCCGCAGCATTACCACATGAATATTGAGGAAGGCCTCGACCTCAGCAGCAAAACGCCAACAGCACTGGTTCAGCGCCTTGTTCCTTCTGTGTTCAAGGAGCCGAAAAACATTCTGTACACTCTGGATGCGCGTGAAATGCGTGACCCGGAACATAAAACTGAAGCTGGTCGCGCCGCAGGTATGCGCCTTGCTGCACAGATTGACTCTGACCTGATTTCCATGGTCACGCAGCGTGCTACTAACGTGATCACAATGGCTGACTCAACCACTGGTTCACAGGGCCGTGATTTGTGGAACTGTGCGGCAGGTATTGATGCCACCATGACGGCGATTGGTGTACCACAGGGTATCAACCGCCGCTCTTTCTGGAACCCCTTCAACTACAAAGACCTTGCTGGCGAGCTTGGTCACCGTGCCTATGCTCAGGGCGCAACCCTGACAGCATACGAAAAAGCGCAGATCCCTCCGGTTGCGTCCTTCGATAGCTACAAGACCGATATTTCTGGTCGTGTTCCGAAGGGTACAGCAACTTCCCTGACGCTGGCGGCTGAACCTGCGCACAAGGTTGAAGCGAAAGATGCCAACGATATGCCAGTGGATAACCGACAGGGGACTATTACGGTATCTGCATCTGGGTTGCAGGTTGGTGATGCGTTCACCATTGCTGGCGTGAATTCTGTACACCAGATCACCAAAGACACCACCGGGCAGCCGCAGGTATTCCGCGTTCTGGCAGTAAGCGGAACGACAGTGACTATCTCCCCGAAAATTCTGCCGCCTGACAACGCAGATGTCGCCAGCCGTCCATATGCAAACGTTGATGCTAACGCGGCAAATGGTGCAGCAATCACCATTCTCAACAAAAATGCCGCACCGGCTAACCTGTTCTGGGCCGATGGTTCTGTTGAGCTGATGTACGGCAAACTGGCGTTCCCGACTGGTCAGGGTCCACAGGTAATGACAGCAACCACCGAGCAGGGCGCTACGCTGATCATGTCTTACGCCTTCGACCACATCAAAGGCGTAACCACTGCTCGTTTCACCACTCTGTACGGTTGCTCTGTACTTGTTCCTGAATATACGGGCATCGTTATTGCCGGGCAGTAATTTTGGTGGGGCTTCGGCCCCATTTTTATTGGGAGAAGACAATGGCACGAACAATGCTCTATAAGCCTGGAAACATGATCACCTGTGGTCAGTTTGCTGTCGATTACATCATTGTTGATGACGAAGAAGTTAAATCTCACCTGAAAAAAGGCTGGGTAAAAACCCCTGAAGAAACCGCAACGAAGCAAAAAGTGGCTAAGGCGGAAGAAGATGGCGAAAACGAAGGGTGATCTCGTTCTTAAGGCTTTACGAAAAGCCGGGCTGTATTCCAATGCCACGTTGACAGATGCCGACCCTCAGGCAATAGAAGATGCCATTAATGACCTCGAAGACATGATGGCAGCATGGCAGGCGAAAGGTATCGAGCTTGGATATCAGTTTGCGGATACAGAAAACGGCATCATGCCGTTACCTGACGATGATTCAGGTATCCCTGCATGGGCAAATGATGGCGTCGCTTTGAAACTCGCTGTGCAAGTGTGCATGGATAACGTCATTCAGCCGTCAGACGCTCTCCTTACCGCTGCTGACAGTGCATATCAGACAATCTGTATCGCTTTAACCAAAATACCACCACTTGAGCGACGAAATGACATGCCTCGCGGGGCGGGGTTAAAAAGCGCGTTTACGTGGAATCGGTTTTACATCGAGAAAGATGATCCGAGTACGTGAGGTGAATAAATGCCGATTCAGCAACTTCCGCTTATGAAAGGTGTCGGCAAAGACTTTCGAAACGCCGACTATATCGACTATCTGCCAGTGAATATGCTGGCTACGCCCAAAGAAATACTCAACAGCAGCGGATATCTTCGCTCATTCCCGGGCATTGCCAAACGTTCTGATGTGAATGGTGTATCGCGCGGTGTCGAGTACAACATGGCGCAGAATGCTGTTTATCGCGTTTGCGGTGGCAAGCTGTACAAAGGAGAAAGTGAAGTCGGTGACATTGACGGAAGTGGTCGTGTATCAATGGCGCATGGTCGGACATCACAGGCGATAGGCGTTAATGGTCAACTGGTCGAGTATCGCTATGATGGCACGGTTAAAACCGTCTCAAACTGGCCTACAGACAGCGGATTCACACAGTACGAGTTAGGTTCAGTTCGCGACATTACGCGCTTACGTGGGCGCTATGCGTGGTCAAAAGACGGAACTGATTCATGGTTTATCACTGACCTTGAAGACGAATCGCATCCTGACCGCTACAGCGCACAATATCGCGCAGAGTCTCAGCCTGACGGCATCATCGGCATCGGAACATGGCGAGATTTCATCGTCTGCTTTGGTTCATCGACGATTGAATATTTCTCCCTGACTGGTGCAACCACCGTTGGTGCCGCTTTGTATGTTGCACAACCATCGCTGATGGTGCAGAAAGGTATTGCCGGAACCTACTGTAAAACGCCATTCGCTGATTCCTATGCGTTCATCAGCAATCCGGCAACAGGTGCGCCATCTGTATACATCATCGGATCCGGTCAGGTTTCACTAATCGCCAGCGCGAGCATTGAGAAAATTCTCCGCTCCTACACTGCTGATGAACTGGCTGATGGTGTGATGGAATCGCTGCGATTTGATGCTCATGAGTTGCTGATTATCCACCTTCCGCGCCATGTTCTCGTGTACGACGCATCTTCAAGCGCCAATGGTCCGCAATGGTGTGTGTTGAAAACTGGCTTGTATGACGATGTGTACCGCGCTATCGACTTCATTTACGAAGGCAATCAGATAACGTGCGGCGATAAGCTGGAATCCGTGACCGGGAAATTGCAGTTCGATATCAGCAGCCAGTACGACAAGCAGCAGGAACACCTGCTGTTTACTCCGTTGTTCAAAGCGGATAACGCCCGGGTGTTCGACCTTGAGGTTGAATCTTCAACTGGCGTTGCGCAGTACGCTGACCGCCTGTTCCTCTCTGCAACCACTGACGGCATCAATTACGGGCGTGAGCAGATGATTGAGCAGAATGAACCGTTCGTTTACGACAAACGCGTTTTGTGGAAGCGTGTCGGGCGCATCAGGAAAAATGTCGGCTTCAAATTGCGCGTTATCACGAAATCACCTGTCACTCTGTCTGGCGCTCAGATAAGGATTGAGTAATGGCTGATTCGAATCTCAACACCCCTGTTATTGTGCAGGCGACGCGGCTCGATACATCAATCCTTCCACGCAATATCTTCTCGCAGTCGTATCTGCTTTACGTTATCGCACAGAGCACTGATGTTGGTAACGTGGCTAACAAGGCCAACGAGGCCGGACAGGGCGCTTATGATGCACAGGTCAGGAACGATGAGCAGGATGTGATTCTCGCTGACCATGAGCAGCGAATTTCTGCTGCGGAAGCAACGCTTGTTAATCATGAGGAGCGAATCAGCCAGGCAGAATCAACTCTTCAGGAACATGAAACGCGAATCGCTCAGAATGAAAGCGATATTGCGTCGCTTGATACCAGAGTTCAGTCGCTGGAGTCGCAGGTTTCAGACCATGAATCGCGCATCGATTCTCTGGAGTATGCCACTACTCGCAAGAAGTCAGAGGTTGTTTACTCTGGCGTATCAGTAACCATCCCGACAGCGCCGACCAACCTTGTTAGCCTGCTGAAAACGCTCACGCCGTCATCCGGCTCGTTGGCACCATTCTTCGACACCGTTAACAACAAGATGGTTGTGTTCAACGAGAACAAAACCTTGTTCTTCAAGCTGTCGATCGTCGGGACGTGGCCCAGCGGAACCGCCAACAGGTCAATGCAGCTAACCTTTTCCGGCTCTGTTCCTGACACACTGGTAAGCAGTCGCAACTCGGCGACAACAACCGACAACATCCTGTTAGCTACGTTCTTCAGCGTGGATAAAGACGGATTTCTTGCCACAAATGGCAGTACGTTAACCATCCAGTCAAATGGTGCGGCGTTTACTGCCACAAACATCAAGATAATCGCGGAGCAGTAATGATTCAGTTCAAACCAACGCGAAACATCGACCTGATCGAAGCAGTCGGAAATCACCCTGACATTATTGCCGGAAGCAACAACGGTGATGGATACGACTACAAGCCTGAATGCCGTTACTTTGAGGTGAACGTGCACGGTCAGTTTGGCGGCATTGTTTACTATCAGGAGATTCAGCCGCTGACATTCGATTGCCACGCCATGTACCTGCCAGAGGTTCGTGGATTCAGCAAGGAAATAGGGCTGGCGTTTTGGCGATACATTTTGACCAAGACCACCGTTCAGTGCGTCACATCATTTGCTGCACGCAAATTCCGCCACGGTCAGATGTACTGCGCAATGATTGGCCTTAAGCGTGTCGGAACCATCAAGAAATACTTTAAAGGCGTGGATGACGTGACGTTTTACAGCGCCACACGCGAAGAACTAATCGACTTCCTGAATCACGGGAGATAGCCATGTTATATGCATTTAAGCTGGGCAGAAAACTGCGCGGCGAGGAACCTTATTGCCCTGAAAAAGGCGGGAAAGGTGGCAGCTCTGATAAAAGCGCAAAGTATGCAGCAGAAGCCCAGAAGTATGCCGCAGACCTGCAAAATCAGCAGTGGCAGACGATCATGAAAAACCTTGCTCCGTTCACGCCTCTTGCGGAGCAGTATGTTAACCAGCTTCAGAACCTTTCCAGTTTAGAAGGTCAGGGGCAGGCACTTAATCAGTATTACAACTCTCAGCAGTATAAAGACCTTGCAGGTCAGGCTCGTTACCAGAGTCTTGCTGCTGCGGAGGCGACGGGTGGACTTGGTTCGACAGCCACAAGCAATCAACTGGCTACGATCGCGCCGACACTCGGTCAGTCTTGGTTATCAAACCAGATGAGCAATTACAACAATCTGGCAAACGTTGGGCTTGGTGCGCTGCAAGGTCAGGCAAACGCTGGGCAGACATACGCCAACAACATGAGCAGCATTGCACAGCAAAGCGCAGCACTTGCCGCTGCTAATGCCAATAAACCATCAAGTCTTCAGACTGCAATTAGCGGTGGCACGTCTGGTGCGATTGCCGGTGCAGGTCTTGCCAGCCTTTTGGGAACATCAACGCCTTGGGGCGCTGGCATTGGTGCTGGTATCGGATTGCTTGGCTCGTTGTTTTAAGGGGTAATCATGGCTACTTGGCAAGGATCAAATGGCGGATTGTTGGCTGGTATCGGCGGCGTCAACTCAAACGCTCCGAGCGTAAATGACATCGGCAATACGCTTCAGCTTATCAGGCAGAACAATGATATTGAGCGTTCAGGCGCTAACAATGTTGGGCTGACTGCTTTGCAAGGCCTTTCAGGTATTGCGGGGGTGTTTCAGCAGGAAAAGCAGGCTCAGCGGCAGAAAGAATTTCAGCAGGCGTACGCTAATGCTTATGCGTCTGGTGATCGCGGTGCTTTGCGTCAGTTGGCTACTCAATATCCAGACCAGATTGAATCCGTTCGTAAAGGCATGGGATTCATTGATGAAGACCAGCGCAATTCTATCGGCACCTTAGCGGCTGGCGCACGTCTTGCAGCCTCGTCTCCAGAAGCAATGCAATCATGGCTGCAAAACAACGCCAAGGAACTGACTCGCGTCGGTGTTGACCCTAATAACGTTGCTCAGATGTATCAGCAGAATCCTTCAGGATTTGGTGAGTTTGTTGATCACCTTGGGATGGCTGCGCTTGGTCCGATTGATTACTTCAATGTTCAGGACAAGATGGCTGGTCGTGAGATTGACCGAGGCAGACTGGCAGAGACAATCCGCAGCAATCAGGCAGGAGAGGCACTTCAGGCGAGAGGGCAAAACCTTTCCTATCAGTCAGCAATGACTGGGCACAATATCGCAGCACAACGCTTGGCTCTGGATCAGCAAGAGTTCGGGTTTAAGATGCAGCAAGCGCAGGAAAAGGCTCAGCAGTTGATTAGCGAAGCACCTAAGCTGTCAGTAAACATGGAAAAAGGCATCGAGACGGCTGTAAACAATGCTACAGCATCATCAAACTCAGCCAATTCTATGAGTGCGCTTGCTCAACAGTTCAGAGCAGAAAAACCAACGACAGGTTTGTTCGGTAACGCACAGAACATGTTCGCAAAACTTACCGGAAGCGATACAACATTGCGTGATTTGCGCATCCGCCAAAATGCCCTTGTTAACAGTCAGGTTCTTAAATTCCTACCTCCCGGCCCAGCAACGGATAAAGACGTTGAGATCGTTCGACAGGGTGCGCCAACTGACATGGATAACCCTGAGACGGTCGCAAGATGGCTTGATGCGATGGCAAACCTTGAGCGACGAAACGCGCAGTTTAATGAGTTTAAAGCCGAGTGGATGAGCGCGAATGGCAATCCAGGACAATCGCGTAATGGCGGTCAGATATTGGGGTTGGATGTTAAAAAAGGTGAATCATTGGGGAGTGCCGTTAAGCGGTATATGTCAATGAATACTGACGCAGCGCCAGCACAAGATTCGACACCTTCAGGAGAACCACGGAATCAGGTTGGATCATATACCTCAAAATCAGGCATTCAATTTACGGTGGAATGATGAAAGTAACTGCAAACGGTAAGACATTTACCTTTCCTGATGGTACGAGCACCGAAGATATTGGCACCGCCATTGATGAGTATTTTGCTGGTCAGGCTGTTCAGCAACAAACAGTTAATCAGGACAATAATGCACCAACACGGGAAGAACCATCATTGATGCAACAAGCTGGCGATTGGCTCACTGGTGGTCAAAGTGCAGGGCAAATTGCAGAACAGGCTGGCCGTGGTCTGGTAAACATACCATTTGACGTATTGCAGGGTGGCGCAAGTCTGATTAATGCAATCAGCCAGGGTCTTGGTGGCCCCAAGGTTTTGGATGATGTTTATCGTCCAGTAGATCGACCAACAGACCCTTATGCGCAAGCTGGAGAAACAATTGGCGGGTATTTAGTTCCAGGAGTTGGAACGGCAGGAAGCATGGCTATTGGATCACTGGCAGAGGCCGCAAATCAGAAAGGCGATTTCGCACAAAATGCAGCCAAAAATGCCGGAGTTAACCTTGCCGCTCAGGGTGTTCTTTCCGCAGCAGCAAAGGGAATAGGGCGTGGAATAACGGCTATAAAAGGTGATATTGCGCCAGAAGTGGCGAAGAAAATTGCCACATCAGAATCGATGGGCGTGACACCAATGACATCTGATGTTATCCCGCCGAAAAATGCTTTCACTCGTGGCCTTACTCAGGATGCCGAGGGGGCTTTGCTCGGGACAGGCTCAAAGAGAGCGGAGCAATATGCAACGCGTAGTAAACTGGTAAGCAATTATTTTGACCGTTTTGGTGAGTACAACCCTGATGATGTGGTGAAATCTCTTACCACCACGTTAAGGGGGCGGAAGGATGCCGCTGGCGCTGTTATCAATGACGTCACCAATAAAATGGGTAATGCCGCAGTTGATACCACAAATACCATGAATGCTCTGAATACAGCGATCGCAAGACAGGAACGGCTTGGGACGTCTGCCAATCAAAGCCTGCTTACATCCTTGCGTAACCTACGTGAAGAATTAGCAAACCCTGCAACTGATTTGGATGTTACGTTTGATCTCTTGCGTCAGCACAGAACAGCATTTAGATCTAATGTTCAGGGAGATGCTATGGTCTTCCCCAACCAGGCAAAAGCAGCTACCAATATGGTAGAGAATGCAATGTCAAAAGACCTTCGTAACGCAGTTGCTAAAAACCTCGGTGCATCAGACGCAGCAAAATACCTTAAAGCAAATTCCGATTATGCAAACGTTTATAATAAGGTGCTTAATAAAAACATTGCCAACAAGCTCAACAAGGCAAGCAGTGAAGCCAGTCCTGAACTTATAAATACCGTTGTATTAAGCAGAAAACCATCTGACGTGAAACGAATCTGGAGCGCACTGGATGATAAAGGGAAAGATGCTATGCGTGCAGCTTACGTCAGCAAAATAGCGGAAAAGGCCGGCGACTCTCCAGCCAAGTTCATCACTGAAGTTAATAAGCTGAAATCTCAGTCAGGAGGTGAAATTTACAACACTATTTTTTCTGGAAAGCACATGAAAGAACTTGATGCTCTTAATGAAGTTCTACAGCAAACAGCAAGGTCAGACACCGCAAATGTAGTAACTCAGACGGGGCAATCGCAAGCCAACAGGATAAGGACGATTGGCGCAACTGCGACTCTTGGCGTATCAATGGGGCTTGAGGCTGGTTTCGGTGCAATGATGCGCTTGTATGAGTCCAAAGCAGCAAGGAATGCGCTCTTACGTCTGGCAAACACTAAAGCTGGAACGCCAGCCTATGAAAGAGCGCTGAATAACGCCGCAAATGCCATCAGACCAATACTTGCCAATGATGCAACTGATCGCTAAGGGTTGATGTCATGGATGTTGTTAATTGCGAATGGAATCGCGGAACTCTTTGCTTGATAGAAAAGGATCTGTTCTCCTTAACTCATCATAGTTTTTATTAAACTTTCTTGCTTCACCTGGGTATCTGTTGAACAAAACATTGCAGAAAAAAGAGAGCAATAACTCACATATGAATGCTAATACCCTGAAAAATAAAGGTATAAAAAGAAGGGAAGGTTCATTGAAGTCTCTATTCCAAACAAAATAGACAATCATCCCGACATACCAAATTGATATCCCTATACTGATGATTGTTCCAACAGAGGTAACTACGATCCCGATTAAGTCGGACAGTCTGTTTGCCAGTAACTCATTTGAGTATCTTGCAATCATATACCGCCAACATTTTGCAATATCATCCTGATCTGTAGAGTCTTCTGGAATAGCTAGGCTTCTACATATTGAAGTAGCTCTTTTTTTCTCAACTCTTTTTGAGATCCATCCATTAAAGAGATACATCAACACCTGCGTTGCTATTCCTGCACCAAGTGATATCAAAGACATCCCCAAAAATCTCCATCCTGGAGATAGTGACTGGTACTGCCAAACAAAAAAAATTAAAAAACCCAATGAGCCTATGACATAGGCTGATGTATCGCTATATATATCTATTTTTTTCATTGAGTAGCCACTCCTTAGTTTTGAGCAGAACACCGGATGATAATGTGTCGCTTCCTAAAGGATATCAAAGCAACGGGATTTCAAGGTAAACTGCGGTTGCCAAAATACTAACATCTTCATTTCTAACAAGAATATTAGGATACATTGGGTTTAGGGATACTAAGTTTGTCTCTATTTCACCAATGTAAACCTGCTTGAAGCTCAATATTTGCTCTTTATCCAATGATGCTATTACATAATCTTTGCTTTTAGCTTTTACTAGAGGGCTGAACGTGACAACTGATCCTCTGGGAAAGCTAATACCTGAACTTGTAGTCATAGCTTCACCTTCAATAGTCAATGCAAATGCAGAGTCACCAACATTGTATATTGCCGGATGAAATCTAGACGATGAATGTTCACCTGTGTTTAGGTAATGCATAACTTCATCTAGTTTGAGGATTGGTATTTGCTTTACCAGAACGTCAGGCATGACGTTTTTTGTTCCAGGCCCCTGACCTTCACCCAGAGCTAACCACTCAGCCGTAGTGCCTAATGCGTTGGCTAATGCCTGCAATACACGAAGCCGTGGTTTAGCCTCACCACCCTCGTATGCAGCTATTTGACGTTGAACAACACCAGCTAATTTTGACAACTGCGCCTGCGTCATACCCCTGGACTGTCTTGCCAGAGATACTCTTGATGGGAATTGATCGTCAAAATTCATTAGTTCACCATAAAAAATTCATTGACTCATACTGAGTGTGAGTGAATAATCAAACTACAAAAAGTGAGATTATGAGTTTTTCAAAAACAGGAGTGCATAATGACTGAAAAGATATCTTCCATCAAGCCGCGTCAGGTTCGTTTTACAGAAAAGGTTGATTCACATATCCGCGAATCAGCAAAAAGATGCCATAGGTCAATTCAGGCAGAGATAGCTTATCGAATGGAGTTATTGATGAAACTTGAGGCAAAGGGCGATGTTGTCATCCAATAAAAATAGTGAAGCCCGGCAGTGCGCGAACACAAACCGGGCCTCTATGTCAGTAACCGTATGCAAGGAAACTAACATGAATATTGTAGCAAAATCAGATTACAACTTCCACGGAGTTGAGTTGGTGCCCACCCGTGATATGCATGGTGTTTGGTTTACATCATCTAATATTGCATCTGCACTTAAATATGCAAATAGCCGTGCAGTAACAATGATTTATAACAAGTATAGCGATGAGTTTAGCGCCGGAATGACTCAGGTACTCGAAGTGAGTACCTCAGGAAATTATCGCAAAAAAGTGCGAGTTTTCTCACTACGCGGTGCCCACCTAATCGCGATGTTTGCTCGCACTCCGGTAGCCAAAGAGTTCCGCCGCTGGGTGCTGGATATTTTGGATCGGCAGGCAGAATGCTCACCGATTGCAAAACAGTTTACTGACGAAGAACTGGTTAATCTCTGCTACTTACAATTGTGGATGGAGAAGAGTCAACAAATGTGCAAACACATCTACCCAGGAATGAAGCAAATTGGTTCTGAGCTTTCAGGAAGAATTTACGATATTGCATATGAGACTCGCTATATGTCAGAAGAAACCAAGAAATCACTTCTTCGTGAAATGAAGAATCTTGATACCAACAATTTTGTCGTAAAGAACGCTCAGCCAATGCTGACAAAACTGCGCGGCGAGGAATGGATTCATTGATTGGTGCGCCGGACGGCGCAAAAAGAAAACCGCCAGTGTGCTGCTGGCGGCCTATGTCACACCCTTACTACCACATAAGGAATGCCTAATGACTTTGAAGAATGTAGCAAACATCGGATCCGTTGTCACGGATAAAACCATTGACAGCCAAAGTCTTCTGATGATGGTTAATGAAGCTCGCAAGTTATGTGGAGAGCCATCAGTACGTAACAACAAATTCATCGAGAAAATTGAGGATGAATTGGAGGGCGAGACCTACACAAAAAGTGTAGGTCGGAAAAACGGGGCTGACATTGATGTTATCTCCATGACTATCAAGCAGGCGCTTCGTGTTGCTGCTCGCGAATCTAAAGCAGTTCGCCGAACACTTGTAGACAAACTTGAAAGTATGCAAGAAGCGCACATTAAAAGCGGTAAATCGTCGAGTGGACTTGTTGAGTATCGCCAGGCTCGAACATTGAAAATGACGGTTGAAGCTGTTACCAATCTGTTAGATTTGATGCCAAATCTTGCGCCGGAAGCAAAGCAGACTGCGGCAGCAAGCATAATCAACCCGATAGTTGGTTTTAATGCAATACCTCTTCCAGCAATAGAAGAGCATTACTACTCAGCAGGGGAGGTTGCAGAGCAGCTTGGAGTAACGGCAAACAAGATTGGTCGCATTGCTAACGCAAACAACCTCAAAACTGAGCAGTACGGGAAGTTCTTCTTGGATAAATCTGCGCATTCAAGCAAACAGGTGGAAGCATTCCGCTACAATGCGGAGGGTGTTAAAGCACTACAACACCTGATTCATGGGAGCAATGTTGCATAATGGCAAAGAAAAGATATGGCATTATGCCGCCAAGAATCAAAGGAAGAGCCAGGGTAAAAGGAGATGCTGGAAGGTATCACATTCTTGGAGTTCTGTGGCATGAGAGAGCTTTAATTTTAAGTAGACCTCATGGGTACATTGAAAAGGTATCTATAGATAGAGTAGAGATTCTTCCCCTTACACCTGAAGAAGAAGAAACGTACGGACTTTTTGATAACTAACCAACTAAACCCGCTTAATTGCGGGTTTTTTCTTTTCTAAGGATATCAGCCACAACTTCTTTTACTCGTTCCGAGATTAATGAGGCCAGCCTCTCTTCTTCATCACGATACCCGCTTACAGGTGATGGTTTGGAGAGTGATTCTTCCATCGTAGCCACAATTTCGGAATTGATAGACCTGTTATTCATTTTTGCACGTTGCTTAATCTTAGCGTGCAACTCGTGCGTAAGCCTCAAGTGGAACTGCGCCTCATCGTATTTGCTGTACATCATCAATGCCTCACCAAATGGGTGGAATGGCATCGTAAAACCTACTGTACAAATCAACAATCGTACCATTTCGGTATGCAACAAACACCAACCGTAGCCATGCTTCGGTGATTCCTTGTATCTGGAGCAAATTAAATGACAGATTCGATAAATGCCAATGTTGTAGTGAGTATGCCTTCGCAACTCTTCACTATGGCGCGTTCTTTTAAAGCCGTAGCCAATGGTAAAATTTATATCGGTAAAATTGACACTGACCCGGTAAACCCTGAAAACCAGATTCAGGTTTATATAGAGAACGAAGACGGCTCTCACGTTCCTGTTTCGCAACCAATCATCATTAACGCTGCTGGTTATCCGGTATATAACGGACAAATTGCCAAATTCGTTACTGTACAGGGCCATTCTATGGCTGTTTATGATGCATACGGTGCGCAGCAGTTTTATTTCCCTAATGTGTTGAAGTATGAGCCGGATCAATTAAGGTTGGAGCTTGAATCATCTGGTGGAGCAGGATTGATAGGTGGTGTTTCGAAGCCTATTACTTTTTTTGGTGCTATTGGTGATGGATTAACAAACAATACGCAGGCATTTAACGATGCAGAGATATTAGAATTCAATGACATCTACATTCCTGATGGTGTTTATAATGTAAATAATATTAACTTAAATAAGAGATATTGGGGGCCTGGCATAGTAGTGATTAATTACCAGACTGAATATTCTGGCTCTGGTGTTAACGACATGACCGTGTCAGGAATATACAATGGACAGCAAGATCTAAATGCAATTGTAAGAATAAAAGAAGCTTCAAATCCTGATAAGCTTGAATTCAGTACAGATAATGGAGTTACATGGCATGACACGATAGACGTGTACAATCCAATCGATGACAGTGTATCTCCGCAACCAATCGTAATACTTGCAGGCGGGGTGGATTTTTTCGTGAGTGGATTGAAGATAAACTTTTCTTCAACCACTGGACATACAGTAAATGACTCATGGTCATTTTTCATTCCTTCCAATCCATCAGTAATAAACACGGGAAGTGGCAGCATCGTTAAATCAGGAAGCGTTATTTTTAATGTTAGCGGAAACAATGATACTAATACTTCCGCTGGAAAAGACTCATTAGGCGGTGGAAACGTAGGAGCTAACAATACCGCATATGGGTGGAAGAGTTTGCACTCAAACACTACAGGATACGCAAATACCGCGTCTGGGATTCAGTCTATGGAAAACAATAAGACTGGTAAAAACAATTGTGCATACGGTGCTGATTCTCTAAGAGCTAACGTATCTGGTTCTGATAACGTAGCGGTTGGGGTCTTTGCGTCCGGAGCAAACACAACCGGGTACGGTAACACTGGACTTGGTAACGATGCCAATAGGTACAATGAAACAGGATTCGGAAATACCGCAGCGGGTGTGCAGGCACTGTACCACAACAAGGCCGGTAATGAGAACACAGCTTTCGGTGAATACGCATTACGCGGAGGAAATTCCAGCCTACCTACGGGAACATCCATTCAGTATTCCGTCGCTGTAGGAGCTAAAGCCGGTTTCAACGCGTTAGGTAATAATAATACAGCTATAGGTTACGAGGCGCTATATTCTGCATCAGGATCTGATAATGTTGGTATTGGATTCGATGCAGGGTTTAAAGTAACGGCTGGTGCTTTCAATGTATTTTTAGGTTCTAATTCTGGTAACGGGTCAGAGCAGGCTACAGATGTGACAAACTGCGTCCTTATCGGAGATAATACAAAATCAACCGGAAGTAACGCAGTAGCTATCGGTAGTGGGGTAATTGCCGCTCAGAATACTGTAGCTATAGGTAATAGTGAGCATGAATTATTCTTGCATTATGGGAAATTTATACCACAAATTGATAATGCTTTTGATATTGGTGGGCCGGATGCGAGATATAAAACAATATATGCAACTACAGGAATGATAAATACATCAAATGAAATGTTGAAAACAAAACTAACAGACATTGATGTTGCTGAAAAAAAAGCTGCACTAGAAATAAAAGATAATATTAAAAAGTTTAAGATGCTGGATTCTGTTGAGGTAAAGGGATTTGATGGTGCTAGGTGGCATTTTGGTGTTGGAGCTCAAACTGTTGGTAATATAATGAGGAAGCACGGACTTGATCCTAGTAAGTATGGGTTTTGGTGTCACGATAAAACGCATCGCGAACACATGACTGGAAATATAGATATCTTTTGTGAAAGTTATGGTATAAGATATGACGAACTTGCAATGTTTATATTGGCATCAATATCTTTATGTGAATAAACTTTGTAAATGAAGTGAATTGCAAATCCTTGTACTTGATTGCAAGGCTTTGTGCTCTTCGATAATGGTTAAGGTGGATCACTCCACCTTTTCATCAATCCAGTCCGCCCACCACTGCATCATTTCTCTGCGCTTAACGTAGCGGATGCCTCACTATCACACGGTGATAGTCCATTGCTGCTTTGAAGAATGGATAGAGAACTGAGGATAAAAAGATATCCCAAAACCCAAAATCTCATCTTTAGGATTTGCAGAAAGGTAGGCGTGAACAAATACCTGCGCATGAAAACGGAACTAGTCCAGATGTGATGTTTGTGGTGATCACATACATCATTAACGATGCTCGTTATGGTGAGTTTGATGACTACCCGCTGAAGTGAAAATTGTGTTGTGTACCAAATTGCGTACCAAACTAAAATCACAAATCATGAAACCCTTGTTCATGGCGGTTCTTAGGGGTGTTGCGCGTAATCGTGAAACAAAAAGGTAGATTGTTGCTTACCGTCATTCATCATTAGGTTAAATCCGTTATTTCTGCTGTCTGCCAGAGTATCAAATATCACCGTGCTAATCAGCTTTAGCGCGACAATTTGGCAGCGAGTGGCAACAGATCATGTCAGATAAAAATGAGGTAGTAGTCACATTTTCTTGCACTTTATTCCAGCCAGTTCATAAGTATTTCCGTAAAAAGAACAGCTATTTGAAACACCTGAGGGTTTGCTGTTGAAACGCCGTCTTATTATTGCTGCTTCTTTGTTCGTTTTTAATTTATCGTCTGGTTTTGCGGCGGAAAACATTCCTTTTTCACCTCAGCCTCCAGAGATTCATGCCGGGTCCTGGGTATTGATGGATTACACCACCGGTCAGATTCTCACCGCGGGTAATGAGCATCAACAGCGCAATCCCGCCAGCCTGACAAAGCTGATGACGGGCTATGTCGTGGATCGTGCTATCGATAGTCATCGCATTACGCCAGACGATATTGTCACCGTGGGGCGCGATGCGTGGGCGAAAGATAATCCGGTGTTTGTCGGTTCTTCACTGATGTTTCTGAAAGAGGGCGATCGCGTATCGGTACGTGATTTAAGCCGTGGTTTAATTGTGGATTCCGGAAATGACGCTTGTGTTGCTCTGGCTGACTATATTGCCGGTGGGCAACGGCAGTTTGTTGAAATGATGAACAACTATGCCGAGAAGCTGCATCTCAAGGATACGCATTTTGAAACAGTGCATGGTCTGGATGCACCTGGCCAGCATAGCTCGGCTTATGATTTAGCTGTGCTTTCTCGCGCTATCATCCACGGCGAGCCCGAGTTTTATCATATGTACAGTGAGAAAAGCCTCACCTGGAACGGTATCACTCAGCAAAACCGTAACGGGTTATTGTGGGATAAAACCATGAATGTTGACGGCCTGAAAACGGGTCATACTTCTGGTGCCGGGTTTAATCTCATTGCTTCGGCTGTGGATGGGCAGCGTCGTCTCATTGCAGTGGTAATGGGGGCTGACAGTGCAAAAGGTCGTGAGGAAGAGGCAAGAAAATTACTGCGTTGGGGGCAACAAAACTTTACTACGGTGCAAATTTTGCACCGTGGGAAAAAGGTCGGAACGGAACGCATCTGGTATGGCGATAAAGAAAATATCGCCCTGGGAACGGAACAAGAGTTCTGGATGGTGCTACCGAAAGCCGAAATTCCACATATCAAAGCCAAATATACCCTTGATGGTAAAGAACTCACCGCGCCAATTAGCGCCCATCAGCGGGTAGGGGAAATTGAACTTTATGACCGTGATAAACAGGTGGCGCACTGGCCGCTGGTTACCCTGGAATCTGTCGGGGAAGGCAGCATGTTTTCCCGGCTGAGTGATTATTTCCACCATAAGGCCTGACCTTTCTTTTGCAGCAGACTGGCAGGAGTGCGAGTCTGCTCGCATAATCAACACTCATTCCTTGTGGTTTTAATATTGCAACTATACTGTATATAAAAACAGTGTTAGTGGAGGCGTTATGAACTACGAGATTAAGCAGGAAGATAAACGTACCGTTGCAGGTTTCCATCTTGTTGGCCCGTGGGAGCAGACGGTAAAGAAAGGTTTTGAGCAGTTGATGATGTGGATAGATAGCAAAAATATTGTGCCGAAGGAGTGGGTTGCTGTCTATTACGACAATCCGGATGAAACACCCGCCGAAAAATTACGCTGCGACACCGTCGTGACGGTACCGAATAACTTTACGCTCCCCGAAAACAGTGAGGGCGTCATTCTGACAGAAATTTCAGGTGGTCAGTATGCGGTGGCGGTGGCTCGTGTAGTCGGTGATGATTTTGCTAAACCCTGGTATCAGTTCTTTAATAGCCTCTTGCAGGACAGTGCCTATGAAATGTTACCAAAGCCCTGCTTCGAGGTTTACTTGAACAATGGCGCGGAAGATGGGTACTGGGATATCGAAATGTATGTTGCGGTGCAGCCAAAACATCACTAATTCATCTCAGGGCGGTGTGTTGACGCGAAGACCACTCTTTTTTTGAAAGTGAAAAGAGTAAGATGCGCCTTTCAATTTTTTCGCTCCTGCCGGGAAATTACACTGTTCCCGGTTTGTCCGTCGGATAATTCAGAGGCGCGCCTTCTGGCCGACAGATGAGTTATGAGCGCTTTTAATCTTCATTACGGAGTTTCTGTGTGCGTGCCGATAAGTCATTAAGCCCGTTTGAAATCTGGGTATACCGCCATTACCGCATTGTGCATGGTACTCGGGTCGCGCTGGCATTCCTGCTCACTTTTCTCATTATCCGCCTGTTTACTATCCCGGAAAGCACCTGGCCGCTGGTCACCATGGTGGTGATTATGGGGCCAATCTCGTTCTGGGGGAACGTTGTCCCTCGTGCCTTCGAACGTATTGGCGGTACGGTGTTGGGTTCGATTTTAGGTCTTATCGCTCTGCAACTGGAGTTAATTTCGTTACCGCTGATGTTAGTCTGGTGCGCGGCGGCGATGTTTCTTTGCGGTTGGCTGGCGCTGGGCAAGAAACCGTATCAAGGATTATTGATTGGGGTGACGCTGGCAATTGTTGTGGGTTCCCCGACAGGTGAAATTGATACGGCGTTATGGCGAAGCGGCGATGTGATCCTCGGCTCTTTACTGGCAATGTTGTTTACCGGTATCTGGCCACAACGCGCGTTCATCCACTGGCGCATTCAACTGGCGAAAAGTCTGACCGAGTATAATCGGGTCTATCAATCGGCATTCTCACCGAACTTACTCGAACGCCCACGTCTGGAAAGCCATCTACAAAAACTGCTGACCGATGCCGTGAAAATGCGTGGGCTGATTGCGCCCGCCAGCAAAGAAACCCGTATTCCAAAATCGATATATGAAGGTATCCAGACCATTAATCGCAATCTGGTTTGTATGCTGGAGTTGCAAATCAATGCATACTGGGCCACGCGCCCCAGCCATTTCGTGTTATTGAACGCGCAAAAACTTCGTGATACCCAGCACATGATGCAGCAAATACTGCTGAGCCTTGTTCATGCGCTGTACGAAGGTAATCCGCAGCCGGTTTTTGCCAATACGGAAAAATTGAACGATGCTGTGGAAGAGCTGCGTCAGTTGCTGAATAACCACCATGACCTGAAGGTTGTGGAAACACCAATCTATGGTTATGTGTGGCTGAACATGGAAACGGCACATCAGCTTGAGTTGCTATCGAGTCTGATTTGCCGGGCCTTGCGCAAATAATTCCTGAACTTCAGAATCATCTTGCTGCTGCTTCGATTCAGCAAGGATAAAGGGTATGATAGTGAAAAGGGATAAAAGCATTGTCATCTGCGGCAGCTATGAGTAATGTTGGCCCTAACGAATAGCGGTTGCTTAAACGAATCCGACTCTCACATTATCAGGGGTATAAAAATGGAAACTACCAAGCCTTCATTCCAGGACGTACTGGAATTTGTTCGTCTGTTCCGTCGTAAGAACAAACTGCAACGTGAAATTCAGGACGTTGAGAAAAAGATCCGTGACAACCAGAAGCGCGTCCTGTTGCTGGACAACCTGAGCGATTACATCAAGCCAGGGATGAGCGTTGAAGCAATCCAGGGCATCATCGCCAGCATGAAAGGTGACTATGAAGATCGCGTTGACGATTACATCATCAAAAATGCCGAGCTCTCCAAAGAACGCCGCGATATCTCCAAAAAGCTGAAAGCTATGGGCGAAATGAAAAACGGCGAAGCGAAGTAATTCCTGTTTTATTCAATGAGGGTTGCCCGGCAACCCTCAGTGCTCATTGATTCTTATCTGTGTATCACCGTCATCATTCTCATCTGAGAACCTATCGAAATTAGCGACAGCCTTCTTCTGTATGCAGCAAGGCAAAAAGTTCTGTAACTCCATTGTTATTAACCGCACTGGTTACTAACACGTTGTGCGCTCCAGCTTCCCGTAACCAACATTTCACCAAAGATGTTTGTTCCATACTGGCTAAATCTGCTTTGGTTACTACTCCAATGACCGGGTGATTCATGGCCCGGTAGGGCGTTTTTACCTCTAATTCCTGCTTCAGCGCTGAGATTCCTGCTTGTTGCCGGAAAAGCAGGCACCTGCCGTCTGAACGGTATCGATCCGGAAGCGTATCTGCGCCATATTCTGAGCATACTGCCGGAATGGCCCTCCAACCGTGTTGACGAACTCCTGCCATGGAACGTAGTTCTCACCAATAAATAAGCGTCAATACGGTGCTCCGTTGACGCTTACTTTAATCCGTTTTCTGAGCTTAGATTTTTCTGTTCCTACCCAGACCGTGGATTTGGAATTCATTTTTTGTCAGGTCAATGCTAATCGTTAAAACGGCCATAACGCACCTCCACTGGAAGGTTTATCAGTAATATCCTACCGTTGCTTCATGGTCGGGGCGTCCATTCCATTATTATCGGTTTTCCTTTCTGTTTATAAATGAAAACGCCAGCTGTATTCAGGCTGGCGTCAGGGGAAATGAAGCCTGTTGAGTGAGATTCACCGGTTCTGGTGCAGAAGCTGCAGATGGCGCAGGGTAAGGACATCTTCTCTTGCCTGCTTAATACAGGACAACAGTGCTGTTTCTGTGGTTAATGGCACTATACCCTGCATCACTGCATTGTCTTACAGCAACTGGTGAGGGCTGGCATAAGTTGCCGGTGTTTCGGTAGAGTCACGGTCATCCACCACGCGGAGTGAATAACCGTTTTCAGCGGCCTTATTAATCAGCTCAGTGATATTAACACCATCAATGTCAACGACAATGTGCCCCATATCCAGCGCCTGTACGTTAACGCTGTCGGCTTCCAGTGTCATCATTTCGCCTCCGGATACTTACCCAGGGTAATGTTATTTACCGTTCTGTAATTGTCGCGGGTCATCAGGCCGGTCGCCCTGCGAGCCCGGAGGATATCGATGCTGTTTATTAACTGAGAGCGGGTACAGGCGCTGAATCCCGGCTGGTCGGTAGCACCAGCGCGTATTTTTCCACGAGAAAGTTCACCGCATCACACAGTGAAATGCCTGCCTCAATATGCTGCTCAATCACACGTTCATCGGCAAAAGGTGTGTCATTCTGTGTGAGGCCATAGTGCTGGTCCAGCAGTCGGGACAGCAGTATCTGCCAGATTTCAACAGGAGACGGGCGAGAACTGGCCGCCTGCCCGGGTAATACAGGTAATGTTTTCATACTGAAGATTTTCCTGATATGCAGATATAAAAATGGAAAAGTGGCGTGGTGAAAACACCAGGCCGTAGCAGAAGGCTATTCTGGAGAGTTAATTTTTCATTTCGGGCGTCGGATAAACAGCCAGATAAACGTAACCACAACTGCTGAGGGTATCGGCTTTGCAGGTCAGCCCTTTTGCATACAGCGTGACGGTATGCTGATGGCGGGGATTCAGTTCACCGCTGGTGAGCATGAGTTCCAGTTGTTTCATCAGCAGCGGAAAGGCCTGGTCCAGGTGGTACGCATCTGCATCGCTGAACAGGCCTCTGATACCGGCGCGGTCGGCAAGGTAATGCAACCGGTTACCCTCCTGCACCAGACGTGCCCCGAAACAGGGCGTCACGGTGCAGGGCAGCCCCCACCAGGGGCGGTCGTGATTGTCGTCGGGAAGTGTTGTCCCGGGGAGTGTGTCTGACACGATAAAATCCTTACAGAAAATCGGCTAAGAATGGTCCGGTAGTGGCGATAATTCTGCTCATCAGAATTCCCACTCAGTTCAGGGTGACGCTCATCAGCCGGACATACGGACCAAAACTGTCCTTACGGCGTTCAGCAAACACGGCCAGCACACCGGGAATATCCTGCACTTCACGACCGGTATACGCTTCAGCACTGCCGTGCCAGCGGTATTTACCGGTACAGAACGGAAAAAGACGGGATGTCGGATGTTGTTGGTGAATACGCATGGCTTCACCACGGGTGATAATTTTCATAATGGGATACCTCTGAAGACAGAAGATAAAAGTGAAAACAGGTGTGATGTGGTTGTGAAGGGTTAAAGCAGACTATGTTCGGCAAAGGAGAAAACCTGGTTGCCACCGACTATCAGATGGTCCGGCACCCGGATATCCACCAGGCCCAGTGCCTGTACCAGACGTTCGGTGATAAGCCGGTCTGCCTTACTGGGTGTGACTTCACCGGACGGGTGATTGTGTGCCAGTACCACGGCAGCGGCATTGTGGTACAGGGCGCGTTTAATCACTTCCCGGGGATGGACTTCCGTGCGGTTGATGGTGCCGGTGAAGAGGGTTTCACCGGCAATCAGCTGATTCTGGTTGTTCAGATACAGCACCCGGAATTCTTCACGCTCCAGTCCCGCCATGTTCAGAATCAGCCATTCCCGTGCTGCACGGGTGGAGGTGAAGGCCACGCCGGGTTCATGAAGATGGCGGTCCAGGGTTTTCAGGGCCCGTTGAATGAGGCTGCGCTCGCCGGGCGTCATCTCTCCGGGCAGAAAGGAAAGTTGTTGCATTGTGCTTCTCTCCATTCAGTCGATGATGCGCATAATGGCGCTGCATTCCGGATGCTGCAGGGCGTAATCCCGCAACCGGTAATAATGAACCGTCATGGCATAATTCTCCGTACGACAGGCATGATGACTGTACGTCATCAGACAGGCGGTAATACCGGCGGCTTCCGGGCTCATTTCTGCGCGGTTACCGTTCATGGCATTGAACAGTACCCATGTTTCGTCATCATCATCATCCGGTTCGGGTGCCATAAATGCCCCGCCGTTGTTCAGGGTGTACAGATTCCAGATACCACCGCAGTAGTCTTCGCACAGACGGTCCATCCAGCCGAAGACACGGGGCTCCAGGGTCACCCACTGTGGAATGAGGCCAAAATGCTGCGGCCAGAAGCTGATGCGCTGTTCATCAGGGACGAGGCTGGCAACCAACTGAGGCGGATTATTCTCTGGTGTTGTAGCTGAATAAATTGTGGGGGTATTCTGAGAAACGGTTTTCATGAGATAACTCCTTAAATAACAAATAAATGTGTGTTTTTCAGGAACGAAAGCTGAATGATTCCCTCACTCAGGGAAACGGCATCAGCGCAGGCTCTCCAGCATCGTTTCTGCCATCACCCACAATGCGCGATTGAGCTTAATGTCGGTATCAATGCTGTGAATGGCCCGGGTATGGATACGTTTTCCTTTTGCACTGCGACCGGAAATCCCGCCTTTCAGCATATTCTCCTGGATGGTCTGATATGCGCTCCACAGGTCCTTACCGTAATCCTCCCGGCGTCGCGGCGTCAGAATGTCGGCGGTGGTGACGGGCTGATGTTCGTCACCATAACGGTAAGTCAGTGCCGCCTGTGCCAGCGCCTGGCGTGCCGGTGGCGGCAGGACCAGCGACTGCATGGCATCACGCTTCTCCTCTATCCGGTCAAACACGCCCACCACCTCGTAAGCCCCTTCGATAACTTTCTCCACTACATTTCCCCGGTGTGGAACACGCACTTCCCCCAGAGACTGGCCACAGACGCCCCCGTTCTGGCAGACGAACCTGAAGTAACCCGGCAGCATCTGGTAGCTGGAGGTACCGTCATGAGAGTTGAGCAGAATAATTTCAGGGACATGTTCTCCGTTTATCTCTCCGGCCCGCCGCAGACGCAGCATGTGTTTTGTGTATCCCCGGCGGCCCGGGTCGCGCACACGGGTCTGGCAGGCGAAGAACGGCTGAAAGCCTTCCCGCTGCAGATTTTCCAGGACGGTAATGGTGGGAATGTACGCATACCGTTCACTGCGGGAGGTATGCCGGTCTTCCCCAAAAATACTGGGTACATAGTGCATCAGTTCTTCGTGTGTCAGCGGACGGTCACGGCGTATCTGGTTTACATGACCAAAACGACTTGCTAATCGCATGATTTGCTCCTTATGAATGAGTTAGCGGTATAAATGAAAAAGCTGCGTCTCCCGGAGAAGACGCGGCCTGACGGGTGAAATGAATAAGGTTTATTGTCTGAGAGGCCTTTCACTGGCGAGCCACGCATTAAGCGGCTTTCCGGTAACAATGGCTGGGGCTGTATTTACCTTTGATATTAATAATGTGCAGAGAAACGCATGGTTTACTCCTTAGATTTTAAGTTTGTCCTGGGCTACAACGACAGGTTTTCCGGATGTGTCGATGACTCCTACCGTCGGTACGCCATTTTTGATTTCGAAGAACGGTTTGTTGCTACCTGAGCACAGTTGATTGTCCCCGTATTCAATCATTTGTGCTTTCCCGGTTTTCAGGTTAACTACCGAGACAGTGTAGTCGTAGCACCAGGCACCACCACGTTCAAGCACGAAAACATAGCTGTTATCTTTATAGTTGAACTGATTCTTTGTCTGGCAATTCATACCGTCAATTTCGGTACAGGAAAACGCTTCTGTAGTATTAACGTATTTGATGTTATTTGGCAGTTTTACTTGTTTCGCAGTAGCGAAGACAGAGAACAGAATAGTTACAGCAACGAGTAAAGTTTTGATAAAAGTTTTCATGATAGACTCCTTAAATTAGTTAACCGCAGCTACGTAGTTTTTCACCAGATACGCGAATTCATGCACGCCAATTTCACCGAACCAAACCAGGTAGGCCGGGTCATCTAAACCAAAGTAACGGTAGCCAACAACTTCATGGGTTTTTGGGTTATAGAGTGTTACGATAAAGTCCCAGCCGCAGGTATTGGCTTTGCAACCGTCGCCCTGGAACCAGACTGTACCGTTAATGTTTACTGGCGTGATACCTCCACCAGGGCCATCCATATAGCCGCCTTTACCGAACATGCCGCTCAGTCCGACCGGTTTTAATGCTTTGTCGATAGCGGCTTTGTAGGTAGCGTCACCTTCGTACAACTCGTACGTTGATGGACACGCTCCAGGTTGTTCAGCCCAGGCTTCTGGGTTACAACTAAGAGCTTGTTTTACGGTAGCCGCTTCTGCGTTAAAGTTAAAGCCCGTGAACAGAACCGCCAGAAATAACATAAGGGTATGTAAACGTTTCATTGTAAATATTCTTCCGTTGTAAATGGCGCTGGAAAATTTCTCATCAGTGAAACCTTCCGGAAGTTTCCCCCCCTTGTATGATGTATATCGCCAGTATTTTATTTCATCCCGGCTGTAATTTTTATATTCCCCGGCACGTGCAATAACGCTGACCAGAGATATAAGGCTCATTAATAACTTTACAGGTAATTTCAT